GCCTCAAGTTGGTATGCATAACTATGTGGCAAGTTTTGACTTGAACAGTCTGTACCCACATTTGATGATGCAGTATAATATTTCACCAGAAACATTAATTGAACATGGTGATTATACAGATGATATGCGTGAAGTTTTAGGTCAAGTTGTTAATGTTGATCGAATGATTGATAGAAAGATAGACACCTCAAAACTAAAAGATGTTACAATAACTCCTAACGGTCAATTTTTTAGAACAGACATTCAAGGTTTTCTTCCTAAAATGTTGGAAGAAATGTATGAAGATCGAAAGAAGTTTAAGAAGTTAATGTTGAAGTCTAAACAAGATTATGAAAATGAAACCGACGAATCTAAAAAATATGAAATTAAAAACCTTATTGCTAGATATGATAATCTACAGTTAGCTAAAAAAGTATCACTTAATAGTGCTTATGGTGCTTTGGGCTCTCAATACTTTAGATTTTATGATTTACGTATGGCTTTGGGTGTCACAACCGCAGGTCAACTAAGTATTCGTTGGATTGAAAAAGCTCTGAACGAATATTTAAATAAATTATTAAAATCTGAAAGTGAAGATTATGTTATTGCCTCTGATACAGACTCGATTTATCTCCGTCTTGGTGAGCTTGTTGATTCGGTCTTTAAAGACAAATCGAATGTTAATGCAATCATCGCCTTCATGGATAAAGTCTGTGAACAGAAAATACAACCTTTTATTGATAAGAGTTATCAAGAACTTGCTTCGTATGTTAACGCATACTCACAAAAAATGCAAATGAAACGTGAAGGTCTTTCCGACAAAGGTATCTGGACTGCAAAGAAAAGATATATTCTAAACGTGTATAACAATGAAGGTGTTCAATATAAAGAACCTCAAATCAAAGTTATGGGTTTAGAAATGGTCAAGTCATCTACTCCTGCCGCTATACGGGAAAAAATGAAAGAAGTAATTCAGTTGATGATGAAAGGTAGTGAAAGTGATGTTCAAGAATTTATTTTGAACTTCAGAGAAGAATTTAAAAAATTACCTCCCGAAGATATATCTTTCCCTAGAGGATTAAATGGATTGACAGATTATGCTGATTCTGTTATGATGTATAAGAAAGGTACACCTATACATGTACGTGGTGCAATTCTTTATAATCATTATTTGAAAAAGTATGAACTTCTGAAAAAGTATCCTTTGATTCAAGAAGGTGAAAAATTAAAATTTACTTATTTGAAAGTACCCAATCATTTCAAAGAGGATGTTATTTCTTATCCTGGCAGATTGCCTAAAGAATTTAACTTGAGTGAATATATTGATTATGAAACACAATTCAATAAGGCCTTTGTCGAACCTGTAAAGGTAATTTTAGACTGTATGGGTTGGCAAGTTGAGAAACAAAATTCTATAGAAAGTTTTTTTGGATAGATTATGTTACAAGTGATATTTCCTTTTGTTACTGCGGTGGCTTTGTCGGCCATCGCAGCTTATTATTCCGTCATAGGTTTAGCACAAATATTTCCTGGTTCGTTTTGGCCTATCATCATTATGGGATCAATTTTGGAGATGGCAAAACTTGTAACGGTTTCTTGGTTACATAACAACTGGAATGATACTGTAAGATTTATGAAATATTATTTCTTGATGTCCATAATTCTTTTGATGATAATTACCTCAATGGGTATTTTTGGATACCTTTCTAAGGCACATTTGGAAACAAATATAATTGTAGGTGCGAATAGTGTTCAAATAAAAACATTAGAACAACAAGAGAGGATAGTAAAAGATAGATTAGATTATCTATTAAAAAGAGCAGGTGATCCAGCAACAGCTTCTAAGAAAATAGATAAACAGATTCAAGAAACACAACAAGAATTGAAAGAAATCAATGACAAAAAATTACCTTTACTAACAGAAGAAAATAAATTAACGGCAGAAATAGGCCCAATTAAGTATATTGCCGAGGCTTTATACACAAAAGATGATCCAAATTTTATAGATAAAGCTGTACGTTTCGTAATACTCATCATCATTATTGTTTTTGACCCACTGGCGGTTCTACTTTTAATTGCTTCAAATCAATCATATAGAAAACTAAAAGATAAAAAGGAACCAGAGGAAATCAAAAAGATACCTAAGAAAAAAAAGGTTGACAACTCTACAGCACCTAGTGTAGAATTGTTTGCGAGAGAAGATTCAGAATTAATACCTAAATCAAAGATTGCTAATATTGGAGAAATACAATGAGTTTATTGGAAAAATTAAAAAAGAGTTCGACTATCAAAGAAACATCGATACTTGCTAAGTCCGAATTCTTTACAGAAAAAGATATGATTCAAACTGATGTACCTATGGTGAATGTTGCACTATCAGGTTCATTAGATGGTGGCTTGACGCCAGGTTTAACTATGTTTGCTGGACCATCAAAACATTTTAAAACAGCCTTTGCTCTTTTAATGGCTTCAGCTTATTTGAGAAAGTATAGTGATGCTGTTGTTTTGTTTTACGATTCTGAGTTTGGTACTCCTCAAAAATACTTTGATACATTTGGTATTGATACTGATAGAGTTCTTCATACACCAATCACAGATGTTGAAGAATTAAAACATGATATCATGAATCAGATGCAAAACATCTCAAAAGGTGAACGTGTAATTATTATTCTAGATTCTATTGGTAACTTAGCATCAAAGAAAGAGATCGAAGATTCTCTTGAAGGTAAGTCTGTTGCTGATATGACTAGAGCTAAACAAATGAAATCATTGTTTAGAATGATTACACCACATTTAACAATTAAAGATATACCAATGATTGTTGTTAATCATACGTATAAAGAAATTGGTATGTTTCCGAAAGATATCGTCGGTGGTGGTACAGGTTCTTATTACTCAGCCGATACAATTTGGATTCTTGGTCGTCAACAAGAAAAAACCGGAACAGAAATTACCGGTTATAATTTTATCATCAACATTGAAAAGTCCAGATATGTTCGTGAGAAGTCTAAGATTCCTATTACAGTATCTTTCGATGGTGGTATCCAGAAATATTCTGGTCTACTAGATATTGCATTAGAGGGAAGTTTTGTTGTTAAACCTGCAAATGGTTGGTATGCAAAAGTTGACCAAGATACTGGTGAAGTATTAAACAAAGTTCGATTTGATGATACACAAACAAAAGAATTTTGGAGTGATATTTTAACTAATGAAAAATTTAAAGAATATGTAAGGAAGCGTTATGAAATTGCTTATGGAAATATTATGCAAGATATTCCCATGGATAAAGAAACAACAGAGTCCTAAGTATTCTATAGATTATAGGGATGAAAATACCTATTTTACCATACTTGATGGTAAATATCAAAACGTCACCGTAACATACTCGCAAACCCAATTCTTTGAAGATGAGGGTTTTGCGAGGTTAAAATTCAATTACCATGTCATAGATTCTTCAACATTTGCCTTAGAACAGTTGACAGACGATCAAGAATTTGTTATAATGTTAGGTGATATCCTACAGGACTATATTCTAGTAAAGGCAAAAAATCTTGAAACAGTTAGAAACCGTAATTCTGAAGAATTTGATCTTCAATGAAGAGTATACCCGCAAAGTATTCCCTTTCATAAAGCACGAATATTTTTCTGATAACGTACATAAAAAATTCTTCAACGAAGTAAAGAGATTCATTGAAGAATATAAAACTCCTCCTACCTACGAATCACTACTCATTGATTTTACTGAATCTAAAAGACTAACACAAATCGAAGTGAATGGTTGTGTTGATTTGCTGCGTGAACTCAATTCGAATAAGAATGAAAGTTCAGAAATGGATTGGCTGATTGACCAAACAGAAAAGTTTTGTCAAGATAAAGCAATCTATAATGCAATCATGAATTCGGTCAGTATTCTAGACCAGAACGGCGAAGATAAGAAATCTAAAGGCGAGATACCCAAACTTCTAAGTGATGCCTTGGCTGTATCTTTCGATAATCATATCGGTCACGATTATGTGAATGATTTTGATGCACGATATGATTTCTATCACAAACAAGAAACACGAATTCAATTCGACCTCGATATCTTTAACAAGATCACAAAAGGTGGTATTCCAATTAAAACTTTGAATATCGCACTTGCAGGTACAGGTGTTGGTAAATCTTTGTTTATGTGTCACGTTGCAGCTTCTTGTCTATCACAAGGTAAAAATGTTTTGTATATTACACTTGAAATGGCTGAAGAAAAGATTGCAGAACGTATAGATGCAAATCTTTTAAACGTAGACCTGAATGAGTTGTACACTTTAACCAAAGAAGATTATGGGCGAAAGTTCAATCATTTAAAAACTAAACTAAATGGTAAATTAATCATCAAAGAATATCCAACTGCATCAGCATCAGCACTTCATTTCAGAGCTTTGTTGAATGAGTTACAATTGAAAAAGAATTTCAAACCAGATATTGTGTTCATTGATTATCTGAATATTTGTTCTTCATCTCGTATTAAGCCTGGCGCAAACGTAAATAGTTATTCTTATATCAAAGCTATTGCAGAAGAACTTCGTGGTCTTGCAGTTGAATTTTCTGTGCCTGTTTTTTCTGCTACACAAACAACTAGAAGTGGTTTTACAAATACTGATCCGGGTCTAGAAGATACTTCAGAATCTTTTGGTCTACCAGCAACAGCAGACTTTATGTTTGCTTTGGTCAGTACTGAAGAACTCGAACAGTTGAATCAAATTATGGTGAAACAATTGAAGAATCGTTATGGTGATCCAAATCATTTCAAACGATTTGTTGTTGGTATTGATAGAGCTAAGATGAAGCTGTATGATGCTGAACCTGATGCACAGAATGATATTTCAGATTCAGGACAAACAAATGATACTCCTCCATTAAATACGTTTGGTAATCGTGAGAGTAAATTTAATAAAAATTTCGGTGGAATTAAAGTATGAGTTTGAATAAAGACCAAGCAATTTATTGTGCAAATGTATTCTCAAACTATTTCGATAGGTTTGAAAGAATAGACGAATATATGCGTGAAC